ACTCTTTGGCAGCTTCTTCGCCAGATTCTTTTGCGACTTTTTCGGCGAGTTCTTTGATGCCGCGCTTAACAAGCTCTTTCTCAACCAAGCCCGTAGCACCACCCGCGATAGTGCCGACACCGGGGGCAGCAAGCGATCCAATCGCACTGCCCGCCATCATGACACCGAGGGATTCAACCAAGTTAGCCGCGCCCGAACCGATTTGGTAAGGCAACCAGTCGGTCAGAACCGCTCCGACGCCTTTATCTAGTGCGGTTGTAAACGAGTCAGTGGCTTTATGTTTGGTCGCAAGTTCGGCTTTAGCAGCCGCCATTGATGCCAGACCGCTCTTCATCAGGTCTTCTGAGCCTACAAGTTTGCCCGCCAAGACCTTAGCGCCGCCGTACGTTTCCTGAAGCTGCGGCAGGTAGTTAGTGAAACCACGAATTAAGTCACTTGAAGACTCAGACGGTTCTGCGGCTTGTACAGGCTTTGGTTCCTCTACGCTTTTTTCTTCTACTTTAGGCGTACCTACGCCAAAACGGTCACGAATAGCCGCCTTAGTCGCGTCATTGGCTTTAGCGTAGTTATCGTCTTTCGGTGCCCATCTGTCAAAGATAGCTGCTTTAGTCGCAGTGTTGGCGTTGACATAGTTCGGGTCATTTAAAATATCACGCAAAGACGGCATTCTTGCCTCACATTATGGTGCTAGAAGAGGATTACTTCTATCTACGTCCCCGCCGCTAGGAGCGGGAGTCTTGCTTCCAGTACGCGCATCGGGGTACCTCTCGCTAAGTGATCTTTCAATATCCTCACGCTCTTTTTCAAGGACGCGCAACCTATCTCGTGCAAACTGAGACACTTTTTCATCTTTAGCAGTAGCAATTTGCTGCTGTAGTGACTGCCTTTCTTCGTTGTAGCCACTATCTTTTTTCCATCTATCGAGCGCAGTCCCATAAGCCGTAGTATTTCTATCGACTCTTTCTTTTTCCTTACGTTCATCAGCCGCTTCTTTCCGTTTATCGGCGCGTTCCTGCGCTTGTTCACGAATTTTTGCGGCTCCAAGAGTCGCTCCAGCACTAATCCTAGCCTGCTTTTCACCCGAAAGAGCCGCAATTTCACTGCCAGCCAGTCTGCCAGAGGCTTCTGCCTGTTTAATATCAGTCTCCGTGACCATCTTGCCCAACTCCATACTGAGCGTAGTAATACGGCCTACGGCTTCTTCATGAGATTTAGTGGCAGCGTCAAGATTACCCTTCTTCTCAAGGTACTCTGACTTGTCCAACTCAAACATACTCTTCTTGATTTCGCGGCGCACAGCGTTTGCCTTAGCTTTGTCGTCAAGAAGGTCAGGTACAACTTCATTAATTGACACAAGCGCGGCTTTCAGCACAGGGCCGGGAGTCGAACCGAAGCGGGCAAACATCTGCGCATAGCGCAGGTGCTGGGATTTCCTGTAATCTTCTTCGCTCAGCTTTAATTCTTCTTGGTGACGCGCACGTTCTTCCGCGATCAGTTTAGTCGGGTCAACCCCGAATTTTTCACGGAGTCTCTGCTGGCGATCCATCTCAGCTTCAACGCCACCAGCAGTACGCCTCTCCAAATCTTTTACAGCCGTTCGAACCTTTTCGACTTCAGGTGGAGGGGTGTCCAAAGCGGTCAATTGCTGACGCGCTAAGTCCTGATAAGGAGTGGCAGAGACCGGGGCTTTAGCCGGAGCAGCTTTTGGCGCTGGCTTTACTTCTTTATCTTTCGGCTTCTCTTCTTCGCTGGTATCAAGCTGGTTTTTAATAGCATCTTTACTACCGGCTGCAAATGCAACTGCACCGCCGCCAGCCATTTTCGGTACGTTACCGCGTATGTGATCACGACGCTGCTTCTCAGCTTGAGCAATGCCCATAGTCTCAGGGTCGGTATCACCGCCCGTTTTTTTGCTAAGCTGATCGTCCGACAACTTCTTCATCATACTAGGCAGTTTGTATGGGTCACCTGTGGCAATACCGCCGGACGCCATTTCTTTAATCTCGCCGCCTTCGGCTTTCATCGCCTGATACAAGTTTGCGCCAGCGCCAGCTAGACCGATACCCTGCTGTAAAAACGATGGCTGTGCTTGGTACATCTGAGTCGTAGACGCTTGCATCGGCAAGCCGCGCAGCATGTTGGAAAGTGTACCCAGTTGAATGAACGGATACTGCTGCGCCGTAGCGTAGTCCTGAATTTTCTGGTTCAGACGAGCCTGTTCGTACTGCTGCTGTTTAGAGCCGATGTCATATTGCTGACCTAGTAATCCTAGCTCCTGCTTGTACTGTTGCTCACCCAAAGCGCCAAGCTGACCTGCGGCTTGCAGACCTTGACCGTAGCCTTTTAGGCCGAGTTCGGAACCAAACTGTTGTGCTTGGCGCGCTTGCTCAAACGCCGTCTGCATACCCCTGCCATAAATATCTGATTGCTGTTGCATGAGGTTACGCTGACGTTCGGCTTCAACCAGCCCCTGACGTGAACCGCCAAATGCACCAGCTTGAACCGCTTGCGCTTGCTGTCTTTGTCCTTCAATAGCTGACTGACGCGCTACTTCACGCATCTGTGGAGCAAGGGCGTTTTCCATGTAGGGGGACATGTAGGCTTGCATCGCGTATGGGTCAGTAGCTTGTCTAGCATAGTTAGCCCCTGCACCCATAGAACCGAGACCGGCAAAGCCGGTCATCTGAGTTGCTGCTCCTGTTTGCCCCGGTAACTGATAACCGCCAATCCCTTCCATAGCGCGTTTTTGCATGGGGGTAAACCCAGCAACTGTCTCGCCTTGAAACGGTTTATACGGCTGGAAACCAGTTATCTGCCCTTTGTCGCCATAGGTATAAACTTGCTTCTCAGTTGAACCCATCATGCGCTCGACGTACGGACGCGCATAGTCAGGAATATTCGAGGTTTCAGACTTAGTCGTGGTCGGGCCACCGCCGCCATGTAGCTTTATCTTGCCGCCTTCTCTTTTAAAAGCGTCAAAAGGCAGGTCGGGGATACCTGCCAGTGCCATAGCGCGATTATTGAATCTCATAATTTTTCCCTCATTACCTGATGGGTGTTAGTTAAGCCCATTTTTTCGTACATCTGGACTAGAGTTCCCTTAGCCCAACATTGTGTGGTTGTTGCGCCCATTAGGCGCATCCAGTTTTTAGCTTCGTCAAATACGTGGTGACGTACTATTCCTCTGCCACCCATTAAATTCACATGCGCTACGCGCTCTCGCGGATAGTCAATAATATCTACAGTCACTGCCCCAGTAATGCCTTCGCCCGGTTCATCCCAGATCAGCAAGTAGGTGTGGCCTGTACGTACTGCTTGTTCTACTTGCTGTATCGTATTCAAGTCTGGGTCTAAATCAATCGCCTTTTGCAGCATTGGGGCGACTACAGGCCATACTTGTGGTAACTCTCGTGGGCTGATCTGGTATAGGGGCATCTTTACGCTGGTAGATGTTTATCGGCTTTACTGTTTACCGCTACTTTTTTCTTACCAATGCTCTTCTTACGTGAGGCTTGCACTCGCTCCATCATCGCGTAGAGCTTACGGGCACCGGCCTCGGTTGAACCGTTGCCGAGTTCAGAGACGATACGTGCGGGGATAACAAACTCACCATCAGCAAGACGAGCAGGCTGGCGCTTGCCAATAACAGCAGGAATAGAATCCGAAACTCCATCGCCGGGCCCTCTCAATAAGCGTCCACCATCAGAGTAACCACCCAATCCGTGCATAATGCCGCCTTTTGCGGCTTCGATTGGGATGTCCATGTAGTTATCAATGTCGCCTAGATTAGTCTTAGGCATTTGAACAGTCGGCACTTTAGCCCTCTTGCCAAGTCGTGCATGTTCAGCCATTGCAGCGGAGAAGGGGCTACTCATCATTTGTGTACGACTACGAGGTATGATACCGGGGTCTGAACGCTCTCCAAACAACTTCATCGCCTCTTTCTGGCGCTCTTCTTCCATCTCTTCGTAAGCTTTTGTCAAATTTCTCGAAGCGCGCTCCCCTCGAGTTTTTAAACCATACTCACGTCGCTCTGCGGACGAAATGCCGCCTGACGCAAACTTTGGCTCTCCGCTATAAGCAGTCACCCCAGCATCGCCGCTAGGGGAGATGACATTTACCGCCTCGGGGCGCTGCATCATTGGGTTGCTATACAGCGGCGTATTAATACCGGCCTGTGGGTAACCAGTATTTGCCCCCACCGCGTTTTGTGCAGCCATCTGTTCAACCGGGCCACCGACAGCGTATTTTTGATATTCATACGAGGGCGTGAATGAAGGCTGCTCAGGCACTGAAGGACGGAACTCCGACATGTCTACAGTACTTTTGTACTTGTCTTTGTCTTCTTGCTCAGGCTTTTTCATATACTGCCCAACAGACATCAGTCCCATACCGGTAGTAATAGGATTATCTTTTACGTAGTTCAGCGCCGTCTCAAAGCCTTGTTCAAGCGCACTTTTTGGTGCTAACGGGAACTCAGTGGGTTTCATCCCCATCAACTCGTCTGCTGGAGATGTGGTTAGTTTTGATATGCCTTGGTCAGACGCTATACGTGAAAACGTGCCGGGGTCGCCTAGCTGCGGTGTCTGTGCACTAAGGTCTGAACGCAGGTTAGGGAATTTAGCGTTAATCTCGCCTAACCGCTGTGAACTAAGATTGGGGTCAAGCGGTGGGCGGTTCGGCATAAAACTCTGCGTAAGCTCCGGTGCAGACGGCGCGTCACCAACCGGTTTAAATGGACTACCAACAGGGGGTGGAGGGCTACCGGCAGGAGGTAGCGGAGCGGCGGGTGTAGCGTAAGAAGGGATGGGAGTAGAGCCGGGGGCTACATAAGAAGAACTACCAGCGCCTTGAGTAGCTAGACCCGCCACGTCGTCTGCGGCCTGCGGGACTATATTCTTGAACCCCTGTGCAATGCCTTGTTGACCTGCTTGCTGAGCCGCTTGTTTCATCGAGGCATCAATAATGCCTTTCTTGGACGCTTCAAGTGCTGCGGTCTTGCCAGCTTGAACCCCCACTTGTTGCATACCGGCTTGGATAGCTTGCTGTTTAGCAAGTTCAAGCGCAGCAGTTTGTGCAGCAGCAGTACCTACCCCGGTGGCAACGGCGGGGGCCACGGTAGAAGCAACGACAGGGGCGGCTACAGCGGATTTAGCAATAGCGGCGGCAACAAGGGTAGGCATTTCAAATCTCCTTCTTCATCAGTACAAGGCCCATGTTTTGCCCGTACTGGTATAAGCCAAACATTTTAATAAGTTTCTGAGCTTTTATATCATTTTCGAAAGGCGTTGCGTAAACTTCGTTATAATTACGCGCCTTCAAAAACGGTACAATTTTGTTAACAAAGATACTGTGGTACTTCTTGAACTTGCCTACCGACCACGCCCCCGGCGTAATGTTCAAGTGCAACGCTACTATGTTAATGCCTGACAAGTAGTCGCACAGGAAATGTACGTCATCATCTTGGTACAGGGTTTCACGTACGTCTTCCATCACACTTTTATCTTAATCACGTTACCGGCTGAAGTGTCTCTGTACAGATCGCCTACTCGCAGGTTGGACAAATCGGCTTGAGTCGGTAGGCTGACTATCCGGGCACCCGTAGCTCTATCGACGGTACTAAAATTCATTGCCGAAACTATATTGGTAGCGCTCAGAAATTCGGTAGACGCCGCGCTTGGCCCAGCGTTATCTAGCTGCTGAAAGTACTGCCGCAGGATGTTATTCAAGGTATCCATATACTGCCGGTCGTACTGCACCGGGGCGTATGGCAAGAGGGGTGCTCTAGTTGTACCAGTAGACATAATCACCTCCTACCATCTTGACGAACATCGATTCTGGGGGTGCCCAACTGCCACTGCGTACCTCGGGTATTAGACTCCACTCTGAATGCCATCTGCCGCCCACGAATCCGTGTGTACACAATCTCGGTGAACTCCTGCACGTTGTACGTCGTTGTCGTTCTATACGTCTGTGCTGCCGCTGATTGCACCGTTGGGTTATTGGAAGCACTGTAAGCTGAGCCGGGGTTCTGGCGTGGACGCACCGTAAAGTTAACCTCTGGGTTAATCGTCGTAGTACCAGAAGTATTAGACCCGTTAAACGTAATGTCCGGAATCATCCGCCAGACAAACCCATAGTTGTGCCCATCACCAATATCAAAGTCGGACGACTGAATGTAGGTATTAATTGCGCTTGGGGGGTTAGTCGAGCCATCATCTACCGCCGACTCGTGATAGACCAAAAGATTGTTACTGCCTGTCGTGGCAACTGGGAATTGGCGAAGCGGCGAATCAAGCCATGCGGTTCTATCCATCGTGCCGTAGTACCACACGCGGTCGAGGTAGTTGAAGATCACGTAACGGTCAATGATACTTGAGTTCTTGGAGCAATAGAACCACCACACCTCAGAGTAGCCCTCATTGGTACCCGCATAGACTTGTGCAAACTGATCACGGTTGATGTCATCGTAGATATAAGTACGCACCGAGCATGGCAGTGTCTCTACCCGCCCTGAATACACGTAGAACTTATCGACTCCCATCCAGTAAACAACACCGGACGCCGTTGCCATAGCGTTAGGCGAAGCAATCGAGATGTTGTCCGCTAAAAGTGTGAAGCCCCATACGAATGGAGGCCCGAGGTATTGCATGGCGTAGATAGCTGCATCTGTCCAAACGTTAATCTCTTGACGAGTTTGCAAGGCAGCAACAATCTCTGACCCATGAGAAAGCCTGTAGTCTCCAGCTTGGTTAGTAGTTTGTGGTTCCCACTGGGTGTAACTTTCTTGGTCTGTCCAACGAATTAGCATTGGGTCAAGCGTTGTAGGCCCATAAGTGCCACTCGGATCATTACACCCAAACGCAATCACAATCCGCGAAGAATCCGACACCATAATCTCATTTATGATCGACGGTGTGTATGTGCCAGATACGACAGTGCCACGAGTGCCATATGCAGGTGTTGCGCCTGCCCCCGGTTGCCAATAATAAATTGCTCCGCCCCGTGGATTAAACAGTAGGTCTTCACCAAAGTTTGACTGACTCCACAAACGAAGCTGTAAGCCAAAACCTGTTGTCGTTGCTGAACCCCATGTGCCACGCGACCAAGGCCCTGCACCCCAACCAGTACCGATTGTGAACGCTGGAAACCCTGTATTTATCTGATAAGCAGCATCAGTCGCACCGCCGCCATTACCCGAATCAGAAGCATTAGACTCAACAGTGAGATATAACGACTGAAGCCCAATACCTTGGCTGGCTAGTGTGATGGGTGTGCCGCCGCTAGTTAGTGCAAGTTGTGCTGTGCTTCCTGCTACGTTAACTAAATAATAGGTGACTGCGTAATTCAACGCCCCCGGCGCACCAGCACCGATAACCAGCGTAACAGTATTGCCATTAGCAATGGTTACCGTAGAAGGTAAAGAAAGTGCTATGGTTGAAGTAGCCGTGTTAACTGTAAAGTTATAGCCTTCAATAGGCGCACCTGCCGCTCGCGCAACGATAGTGTAAGACGTACCAGATAGCACGGTTTGAATCTGGTACTCTTGATTAAGAATAGCTGCTGTTATATTCCCGCCCAAACTAACTGCTTGGGAGAAGGTTACAAAGTCCCCTACCTGCAAACTCGATGCGCCAGCATCCGTTACTGTAATGAACGCAGAGAAAGGTGCTGATGTATCAGCGGCAAACGTAGTGTTGTTAGTAGTGTTAAGGCGAGTTGGGGTGATGTCGTAATAAGCACCGCCCGACTCTATATAAAACTTCAGGTTGGTGCCAACGCCCATGAGGTTAAAGTTTTTGAGCGTGACCCAATTCCACAAAGACCGGCAAATGCCAAGAAACGTGGCGTACGATTGCACCGACCAGCCACCGATCTTTTCAGGGTAGCCAGAGCGAAAACGCACTTTGTCGCAATCGTACCAACCACCTTCATTGGCAAGTGTGGTTCCTTCGCGGTTTACACCGGGCCTGAACTGAAGTTTCTGTAGGGGCACGATGGCTCCTTACGTCTTGATGATGAAGTTGATGCCCAAATACGGAGGCATATTTGCGTTGGTGCCAGATGAGCCTTCGGTGCTTATACCCACAGAGATACCTGTACCGTTTCCGTTTGACGTGCCGACTACGTTAGTAGCGTCCTGACGATCACCACCGCCCCAAGCAGCACTTGTATAAAGAGCGTTTGCACCTCGTCTTACATTTAGTGTTGTCGTATGCGTGTGGCCCGGATCGCTGACTGACGCGGTATGCGTGTGGCTTACAAGAACTGCATCTTTAGAACCACCTGTTGCACCAATCGAAGCTGCAATCGTATTCGCGCCTATAGGCATCCGATCCCGGTAGTCGGGCAAGTTAAATGTCGTACTGTTATCACCAACACCGAACGTCGTGCCAACCACTGCAAACAACGCCGCGTATGTGCTACGGGATACCGCCGCTCCATTACACAGTAACCAGCCGGTCGGCGCTGTGCCTGTAGGCCACATAATTAACGCGCCCGATGGCGATGAGCCCGACGCCGCTGTGTCTACATACTGTTTAGTAGCTGCTTGTAAGTTAGATACTGGGTTGGCGTTAAGTGTGACTGTACTGCCGAATGTCGCCGCGCCATTGACCGTCAAAGTTGTACCGATTTCAAAGCTGTCTGATACGTAGTTCAGCTGGTCTACGACGTTAGTGCCGTCGCTGCGAATCAGCGCACTCTTGCCTGCATGGACATCCACACCCGAACCGGCAGCGGTAGTGTTACCAAGAACCGTTGAGCAGTAGACAGAGGCGGAATACGCCGTGTTGTTCTTAATCACATACAACTTAGTTACCGGTGGCACAAACAAGTTAAACGGCGCACTGCCTCCAGTTAGCGATAGGGCCGCGCATCGTGCTTGATCTGCTGCTCCGTTTAAGGCGGTTAACGCTTGGTTTGAACTGGAAATGGTGACTGTTGCCAAACCAGCAATAGCATCTTCAATGATGGTGCCAAGGTTGCTGTTGGTCGTAGCGCCCCAAGTACCCGATTGCTCACCATTGGCAATCAGTTCAATTCGTAGGTCTGGGCTGTATGTACTCGGCATGGCTATTCCTTACTTTTGCCTGACGGCGTTGTATTGTTTGACGCATTGGTCGAGG